ATTCTCTGATGCTTTTTCTGCAGCAATAATTTTATCCATTGTTGTCCCTGCTGGTTGGATACCTTGTCTGCGTGCTTCTTTATATCTTGCTAATTCGCCTTCCCACTTACGCTTTGGCATAGCGGCTCTTCCATTAGCATCGCCTGTGCTTAACTGTAATCCCTTAGCCTTGCATCCAAAGCAAGGATTAAAATTACAATTGCTGTGGTCTGTTACGTAAACTTCTTCTTTGTTTACAAATGGTTTAGGTGATGTAGTATCACATTTAGTGCACCCATATAAAGATACATATTGATTCATCTGACCATTTTTTAATTCATATGCCCAATTAATAACTTTACTTATATGGTCACATTCCATGTTGTCCCCTACTGTGCTGTAAAATTGTCTTCGGTAACTCCAACACCACCAGCAATTAATGCGGCTTTAGTAGTTGCATTAACTACGTGTTTATTACCACCTAGATAAACTTCTTGATAACTTCTTAAATCTTCATCCGTTAGATAACGGACCTGCATGTATTCCCCAGCATCTTTAACAATACTGATGCCAACATTTAATTTATAAAAACTGAATAAGCGGTGTCCGCCCGCTGGACCTTCTCTAACTATTGGTGGCTCAAAAATATATGTAGTCATGTTGTCCTCTGTTTAGAGAGGGGCAGGGCTTGCGCCCTACCCCCCATTGCTACTAAAGAGCAGCGATTGATGAGCCTGTTTCTAGGCGATACAATGCATCTTCACGGTAGATAGCAAAGCCAAGTACGCCGTACCAACCCATTGGGCGGTGACGCATCAACTTGTCAACTACTGGTCCGATAACTGTGTGTGGCTCTTCAGCAACGGCTTGTGCCATTGCTTGCTGTCCACATACGATTGTGTTATAAACACGTGTTACTGGAGTTACTGTAAGAGTATTAGTTCCTACGGTTCCTGAGTTAGCAACGTCTACAGTATATGTAGTGTTTGTTGCACCAACAGAAATTGCTGTAATCTTTGCATCAGTACCTACGTTTGTACCAGAAATTTTATCTCCAACTTCAGCACGTCCACCGAAAGCAGCGTTTGCTGCTACGATTGTAAACGCACCTGAAGCACCGCTTACTGCTGATGCAGTTGCGAGTGCTGTCTGATTTGCACCAGTCTTAGCGTTGTACATACGTGCTGATTCAACATAGTATGCGCCTTCGTAGTTACCAATTTCTCCTGCCCAGATGCGGTCCTGTGAAGAACCGTATTGGTTAGGAAGCAACCAGCCCTGTCCTGAAGAGGACTCGGCACGTAGGTCGTGTGAAACTTCTGGGTGGATACCAGCCCAGTAGAGTGAACCCTTGCGTCCAACAGCCTTGTTGGAACGCAATTTAGCAACTGCCTTGCGGATATCCGCTGAGTCAATTGTGTCTGAAGCATCAACTGTTGCTGTTGATGTAGCGTTACCACCGTAAATCTTATTGGTTCCAGCACGCAATGTTGTCATTGCGACCTCATCAATAGAATCTGCTAGGTTGAAAGCAATAATGTTTGCGATTGCTGGGTCTACATCAGCAAGGCTGAAGAGTTCCAGTGCGCGAGTTACCAACACAGAGTTTCCGTACTCGTTAAGAGTAATAGAAACGTTAGTTGGTGTTGATAGTGCTACTGCATCTGGGTCAGTTGTTTCTGTCAGAGGAGTAGTATTTTTAGCCAAGTCAACGTAGCGTTGTAGGACAACGGTTGAGCCTGGGATTGATTGACGGGCAGGTGTCTTATCTGCGACTGAACGGATTAGCGGTTCTGAACGAAGAGCAAACTCTAGCAAGCGGTCATACGCTTGCTGGACTAGACCTGCACCACCAGAGGTACCGCCGAGTGTGGCGGACCCTGTACTTGTGAATGCGTTAGGCATTTGTCACCTCCAAGGTGAATTGTGAAATTACTATGTATTACTGTTTTTGAGAGTAGATAATTGAATGAAGTTCTTCTGCGGTTTCCGCACTATTAATTCTATTCAATAAATCATCTGCTCGGTCAGGGGTCATACCAAGTTGAGTAACTACATCTTGCTGCCGTAAGGCTGCACGATTTAGTTCTTGCTCTTGATTTACCTCTGGCTGTGTTAATCCAAACAAGTCTCCATTATCTTCAAGCCAAGAATTAACTGACTCTTCGGTAATATCATCCAAGTCTTTTAGGATTAATCTTTGTGCCTTTGGATTGACACCCTTCTTGTCTAGGACTTCTTTGACTGTACGCTCACGCTGCGTCTTGGATAATTGCTCAAGTTGCTCAGTGAGTTCTTTGATACGCTTTTCATCGTTGCGCTTGGCTTTCCGTAACTTTTTAAGTAAGTCACTTCCATCCATCTGCACTTCGTTGTCGGTATCTTGGTCGTCTTCGTCTTCATCCCAGTAGTTGTTGCTCATAGCAACCCACCCTTCTATTCGTTTGAATCGCAAGCCTCAGGTTCTAGTCGGGGAACTAGTCTGGCTCTTACTACCAGTCTTCTACGCTATCGGGGCTGGTGGGTCCGATAGGATTTTAGATTTGTCCCGCAGTTGTCTTATTTTTAAGACTTAGTTGCGATGTGCCAGATGAGCCAGCAAAAGTAGATGTTTCGCTTTCTTTCAAACGTTCACGTTTGCGTTTAGCAGAAGCCAATCCCTTAAACTCTTCTTCTTCACCTGTTGCTTTATTGTATGTAATGCCTTGTTCTTTATAAATAGAACTAAGTTTTTCTGATGTAGGTAAATATTCAGCAATCTTGGCATAGCCAGCAAGTGCCTCTGCTCTATCAATACCAAGGCGAGCAAGTTCTTCTGCTGTGCCAAGGCTTGTTTGACCCAGCCCTTGAGTAATAGATGCTGCACTAATTTCAGCAGCAGTTACTTTCTCTTTTAATCTATCAGAACCTTCTGCTGGATTTAAGAAATACTTAATTAAATCAGTATCAGTAATATTATAAAAAGCCTTAAGTTCGCTTTTGACATTTGCATCTGCCATATTTACACGTGTAACTACTGTTTTAATACGGTCTTTAAACTCTAGTGCTGATATGTTATTACCAATAACATCAGCCATTTTTTGCTGACGGGCAAGACGAGTAGTAGCATCTGTTGCTGTACCAAAGTAATCTGCTATGCCATATGACCTAAGTGTTTCACTATAATCGTTTTCAAGTTCAAGATAGTCTACTTCACTAAGAGCATTAAGACCTTTACCAAGTCTTAATTCATTACCCTTAAATCTATCTTTATAAACTTGTTCAGTCTTAAGTTTAAGTTTAGCCTGCTCTACTCCAAGGTCATTTAACATATACCCACGGATTGTTGAAACCAAACTATCTAAGCCGTATAATTTAAATGCTTCTTCAAGTAAAGCAAAGGCATCTTTAGTTTCTTTGGTAATTTCTTTAGTTTCTTTTGGGGCATTAGGTGTTGTTGATGTAACGCCCATACCCATTTCGCTTGGAGTTTTATATGCTGAAGGCGCTCCGCCAAATGTAGCAGTTGCTTGTGGGATATTTGGAATATAGCCAGCAGGAGCACCACCTATAGTAACGGTAGGAATAAACGGTGTTCCTGGTGGAACATTTGATGCATTTGCAGCAGCAGCAGACTTTTCTAATTTAGCAAGAGTAGACTTTTGCTTTGCAAGTAATGCCTGAGCCTGAGCAAGCATTTTTTGGTCTGTCGTTTTTTGCTTTGCCGCTGCTGCTTTCTTTTGTGCTGCTGTCTGCGCCATTATCCCATCAATCCGAACGACTTAAGAATGTCAGTCGCATAGTTAGCGGCTTCTTCTTTAGCGTTCTTTGTATTAGCCCATGCAGGGTTATTGCGTAGTCTTTTGTTGAAATCTGTCATAGATAAATTGCCAGTTAAACCATCTTGAATATCTTTATCGAATACATCAATGGCATCCATATTAAGTTCAAGTGTCTGTGCCTTTTGGTATATGTAATTACCAGCAAGTTCTTTGACACTTACATCATTTGAAATCTTGTCTGCAATAGCAGCATACTGTGGCTGTGACTTAGCAATCTGTAAAATTTTTGCCCTAGTTGCATCTACGTTCTGACCCTTTTTAAGGTTAGTGGCTACATAACTCATAGCCTGTTCCTTAGTAAGAACGACCCCATAGTTCTTAGCATATGAAAGAATAGAGTTTACATCTTTAGCCGCCGCGCCTCCAGCAGTGAGCAATGTATCAATATCGCTACCTTGAATAGCCTTGCCAGCAACCTTGCCAAGAAGTAAGGTTTTGTCCAACGCAGACATGAGTTCACCAGTCTGAGTACTACCCATCTTGTTACCTTCAGCGTCATACTTAGTAACAGTAGCCTGAATTGCTTTCTTTTCTGCATCGCGAAGTAATTCATAATATGCGTTCTCTTCTTCTTTGGTTGCATTGCGACCAAGGTTAGTCATAAAGAACTGGTCAGCATCTTCTGCTGCGTCCTGACGCTTAGTTATAATGGCATCATATGTAGTCTTTGATGTTGGCTTAGCAGGCTTAAAGCCACTATCTAAGTAGTCAATAAAATTAATTGGCTTCTTAATACCATTAATTGTGTAGTTGTCTACAGTTTCAATTGAGAACTTACGCACAGTATAAAGCAAACTTTTATTAAAGTCTTCTGCAGATACGTCACGCTTGTTGTATGTTTCTTTTGACAAGCCACCAGTCTTGTATAGTTTATCAAAGAGTTCATCCATGCCACCAGGACGAGCAGTTGCATCTACAAGCATCTTCTTACGAAGAGCATCAAAATCAGTAAGTACTTCTACATCAGTATCTACACCTGCAGGTTTTTCTTCAAAGCCACTTTTAAGAACTACGCTAGGCTTTTTGCGTGCAGCACTAGGACCTACATAAATAAAGACTTCACCGACATCATTCATAACCATTGTCTTACCCGTTTGAGGGTCAACGGTTACGCCAGGGTATCCACCCTTTATTTCATTAAATCCTTTTAGAAATGGGTCTTGTTCTTCTAGTTTTCTTTGCTCAAAAAAAGCATCTTGTTCTTTTTTGGCACTAGCCATTTGCTTTTCAAGTTGTACTTCTTCAACATTAGTATTAAGTTCGTAGAACTTACCACCACTCATGTAACCAAGAAGGTTATTCGTTTCTTTATCTATAACCTGATTAACGAAACCAAGAGGAATACGCTTATCAACGCCATAGTTAATAACTGATACAACGCGTGAATTAGCAGGCTGCTTTGCCATTGTTATCCTTTCGGTATCGCAACATATGTGTCACGTGAATAGTAGTTAAGAATTGCACGGAAAATTGCACGATTGGCTTCCTTAAGCATAAGGTCACCAATAGATAAATCAGCAATTATTTCTTCAATTTGTTCTTTACGGCTACGCTTAATCTGAGAGAAGTTGGTTGCGCGGCGTGCTGTAGAATCAAGTGAAAGATTAATAAAATCACGAATTTGTGTAGTAACATTAAGCATCTTTGCACGTGTTTCTTTTGGCAAATTAACATTTATATCTACAAGCATCTGCTCCATGCTAACAAGCATGCGTTCTTCTGATGCAACCTCATTACCACCAGCAGTCAATGCTGCCTCAAGCAATGGGTTAGAAGCCTTCAATGCTGCACGGCGATTAGTAGAATCTTGAATAATAGCCCTGCGTTCAGAAATGCTAGATGTTTGTCCAAGTATTTCACGCTCTTGACGACCAATTTCGTAGTAAGCCTGCTTGTCCTGAGACACAAGAACATCTGCGTAATACTTATCTACATCTTTATCTTTAATAAATTCTGCTGCTTCTAGCCAAGCATATGTAGCAGCATCAAACTCTCCTACATAAGGAGCCAAGATAAAGGCTGCTTCGCCATATGTCTTAATCATACCTTTGTTTTCAATAGCCCAGGTTTTTAATTCTTTAGTTTTTTGAATAATTGTATTGGTTTGTTTTTCATCACGGGCTACTGTATAGACTAACTTGTTTGGGTTCTTGCCCACAAAGGTAGCAAGTGCCATTTCATATGGGTCTTGAACATCGCCATTGTATGTCTTCATAACACCATTGACTAGGTCGTAGAACTCAGGACGTAGCCCTGTAATCCCAACATCCTTTAAGTAGTCTGGAACTCCAATGCTTTCCTGCATAGATGGAGCAAGCGGTGACAAGAATCCAAGAACTGCACGCATAGCAATAATGTTGTGAGCAGATATGCGAATCTGCTTTAAGTATTCATACTTCTCTGCTTCTGTAGCATTAGGGTCAAGACCGCGTCCTTGAGAAGCATTGTATGCAATTGCTGCCATAGCAGCAGTAGCCTCTTGACGGCTCTTTTCATTAAAGGGAAGTATAGTCCAAGCCTTTTGTAATGATGCAGGCACAACTGCACGAACAACATCCATGCCTTCACCAATATTACCTAATGCATAATTGTCTAGTTCTTCACCAAACTTTTCTCCTGCTGCACCAGTCTTACCTAGCAAAGCCTTCATTGTAATAACACCTAGTGCCGATATAGGTCCACTCAATGTAGGTAGACCAGCATCAGGGCTAAATGACGGGTTAGCCAACTTTAACTTCATAGTAAAGTCATTAAAGATAGGCTGCTGGAAAGCCCCATTGCCAGTAAGTGTACGCACTGTACCATCAACAGTTTTAAAGATTACGTTATCCATAGGCATCATTACATATGGGTCGCCCTTGGCATCATTATGAATAAATCCAGATGAATCTAATCCAAGATGCATTAAACGAATACGGTATGCAACTCTTAGTGGCACATCACGCATACGATAAATACGGCGATGGAAGTCTTCTGTAGCGCGATAGAATCGGCTTACGTTACGTTGAGCAAGTGCAAAGTTAGAACGAATAGATGGGTTATCTGCAAACTTAAGTACTGTATCTGCAGCCTGTTGTGTAGCAATCTGCACGTATCTACGCACTACAAGTTCGGTAGCGTTCTCTGTTGCTTCTTTAATCTTCCAAGTAGGTGCGTTATCACCTAAATCAGCAATTGCTCGGCTAACTGCCTTGCGTGTTTCTTCTTGCTGAAGAACCATCAGGTTCTTTCTAATACGAACATAGCCTAGCATTACTGCTGGCTGGCGAAAAGCGGCTGTAACCTGACGGTCCATAAGTTCAAATGCGCGATTACCGTACTTAGATAGTACGCTTTCAGCATCATCAGTTAAGCCTTCAATCTTTAAGGACGTAAACATCTTGCCCTTAGGCTGAAAGCCTTGTGTCAACTTCTCAAAGTCTTCAAATGTAATAGCCTTGGTAGACTTATGCCACTTATCAGTAACAGGCTTTAGGCTTTTAATTTCTTCATCAACCAGTTGTGCATGACGAGACTTTACTGCGTTAAACAGTTGGTCATTAAACTTGTTTGCTGAGCCATGGAAGGCTGAGTATAGGTCAAGAAGGATACGGTCAACCTGGTCAACAACAATATCAACTTGGTTAACACCACGCTGAGCCAATTCGCTACTGCGAGATGACATTTGAACAAACTGCTTGACAGCCTTAGGGTCCTGGATAGTATATACAGAACTTGGCTTAAGTAACTTAACGCCATCTTCACCAATCTCTTCGACTAGTTCAGTATTACGGCGTATGCCAATAGCAGCAAGGGCTTCGTCTTTAGCCTTACGGAAATCCGCAGGAGTCTTTAATCCATTGTTAGCGAGGAAGTTAGTTGCTGGGTCAAACAAACGCTTTCCATCTGCACCATCTAGCGACTTAGCATTTCCATAGAAACGTTTAATCCAGTTTTCAAAGTGAACTGCAGTTACTCCACGACCGCCAAAGATTTTTGCATCTGCTAAATCGGTGGTAGATATAGCCTGTCCACCTCGACCAGATACTACATCAAGTTCTTTTAGCATTAAGTCATAGTTATTAGGGTCAATAAGTTCTTCTACAATTTCACGCTCAAACTTACCTGTAATGCTAGCAGCACCAGCCATAGAACGTGTAGCAGAGTTAAGAAGGTGTGCGCTATGCGCTAATCCTTCAACAATTAAGTCAGCCTCTAGGTCATCAGCGCCTTTACGGAATGGCATCACAGCATCTTGTGCTGTACCAAATGCAACATCAATGTTGCGAACCATGTCTTCGCTTAAGCCAGGCTCTTTAGCAGCAATCTGTGCACGCTTAGAAGCACGCTGCTCAAGTGTTAGCATTTCTGATGTACGTGTTCCGCCAAGCCACTTCTTTAATGATTGGCGAAGTGGCTCTGCTGTTTTGCTACCAGTATAAGCAGTAGCCATTTTACCTAAACGGTGTCCCCTGCGAAGCGCAAGGTCAAATACTTCTTGTCCAGGTGCAGTAAGAAGGAACATAAAACCTTCATCAATTGCACTTCGGATACCCAAGCGTGGGAACAAAGTAAGAACAGACCATGCGTTTACAAAATCATCGGCAATTTTTAACTGTGTTGCCCCACCCATTGCACCAATAAGGTTTTTCTTACTCTTAATTTGTCCAGCCATTTGTGCAATCTCAATATAATTGAGAGGACCAATAGCACCAGCCTCTTGAAATGGGTGAATAATTCCAGATGATTCATACTTAAGTACATCATCTTCTACTTTAAGCCCAACTTTACCAAGTTCATCAGCAAACGCTGGATTAACTTCTAGTTGAGAAACAATTGATAGACCTTCTTTGTCACCAAACTTAGATTTGAGAATTTCATCCATAAGTTTTTTACCATCTGCATGACCATCAAGACCAAAACGCTGCATAATACCAACATACATATTACGCATAATAACAACTTGGTCATTTGCATCAGCAGTAATAAACTTTTGTGTCATAAAATCAGCCAAGTCACGTGGCAATACTTGACGCGCTACAGTACGAAAGTTATCTGCAGTTTTGTATGCATCTTCTCCAAGAAGAATTACACCACCTTGTGGGCTGCGTGCAAAACGCTGGGCTAATTTTTCTTTACGTGACATACCTTTGTAAAACTTTTTAATGTCATCAATGTTTTCAGCAAATAGTTCGCCTTCTTTACCTAATGTAGATAAGGTTTTAAATGCGTCTTCACCATCTGCAGCAATTTCTTTTGTTGTGCGACCAGTATAGTTAAGTTCTCTATCTAGCCAGCGACCCATGCCTTCACCTAAGCGACGCTGACTACGTGCTGTAGCAACACCGTTACGGAAATACTGAACACCATCAACGCGACCAGAAAGAAATAGCGGTACGTTTTCTACTTGTTCAAAGTATCCAAGGGCAGCCTTAGCATCTGTAATGTCATTGCGTTCAAGTAATTTAATTGCTTCATCATTGTTGTATGCAGGAAAATTAGTTTTAATATTACGAATAACAAGAGAACGTGCTGCAGTATCTGGAGCGTCTTTAAGACGCTTAATTTCTGAACCTAGTCCATCCCATAGTTTCACAACATCTGGTTCACTAGCAAAGATTTGTCGCACGCCAGCAGTACCATGTTTCTGAACAATAGCAGCAAGTTTATCTCCACGCTTAAGAAGAGCAGACGTGCCGAATGTTAGATATGTTAGTGGGTCAACTGCTAACTGATAAATAAAGTCAATAGCACCAGAAAGTTTTTTAGTCTTTCCGTCAATGTAATCCTGCTGCAAACTTGAGTTTGTTGTCTTTGTATCGAACATACGCAAGATGTCGCGACCAGGTGAAACCTGTGCGTACTTAACGCCATCCATTACTTGCTTAAACTTCTCTGGCTCGTTATATGCTTCTTGTAAAGCATCAAGCATTTTTTGCGTTACTTCTCCACCACTAGCAACAATTTCTCCTGGCTTTAATCCAGCAAGAAGACCCTTTGCTACATTCACGCGCTCTTCACCAAAATACTTAATGCTTTCATCTAGTGCGCCATTGTCGTAAACACGGCGACCATCCCATGCATCAGTAAATGTTTGCTTATTAAAAAAACCTTCGCCCTGTGCAGCCTGTCGTGCCATAAGGTATGGAGTATTAATAACACGTGTCCATGCAGTAAGACCTTTAAACAAACCAATAAGCGGGCTTGCAGCAACCTTAGCGGTTGACTTTAAAGCAGCGACAGCGTAGTCGCTCATTGTATCTGCTTCTTCAGCATATGTAGCATCTGGATAAAGAAATTTAATTTTATCTTGTGCTTCTGTTTCTAGTTTAAAAAATTCTTTACGTGCATCTTCTACTGGAAGTTGCATTAAGTTTTTGTTTTTTTGAATAGTCCAACTAAACTGTTCTAGTTGTGTTCCTTGTTGAGCAGTAAGATTACCTTGTTTAGCAGCAGCATAAAGATTTGGACTCGTTTTTGCAACGATAGAGTTTACATTGTAAGCCATTAGTATCCTTCATCAACTAATGCTCTGTAAATCATTTCAGTATCGCCACTTGGGTCATACTTAATAAGTTGTTGTAAAGTCTGCGCAAGTGTGTAAGACTGGTTAGGACGGTCCATCATAACTTCAGAACCTGGTCCAGGTCCAGAATTAATTCCAGCAGTTACTGGTTCATCTGGACGTTCGGTTGGAGCCATGAGTGGAGTCGGCTCTGGCATCTGCAATGTTGGTTGCGCGGTATTATTACCAGCCATAGGAGCAGAAGTTTGTTGGTCATATGTTGCTTGTCCTTGTCCATAAGGGAGTCCAGAAATATATTGAGCAGGTTGTGTAGGTCCACCATCTGTGCGTTGTGATAGCGCACTAGGACCTGAAACTGGTGCTGGATTATTAGGCTGTCGATAGCCGCCTCTTCTTTCAACCATTTCTAATCCTCTTCTTCTTCAATATGATTTCTAATGTCATTCATTGTGACTTCTTGCATCCAATCAGGATGCGATTCTTTTGAGGCTAATAGCCATAGTGCGTTCTCTACAGAGAAGCCAGCCTTGCGTAAAGACTTATAGTATTCGTGTAAACCAATTGTATATTCATCTAGTCTTGAGTAGTTATCATCAACAACAGTACGTACTTTGCGCTTACGTTGTGCTGCCATAATTTACTCCTTAGATTGCTCGTTCTCTAGTTGTTCTTACGGCTGCTTGTCCTCGTCCATCACCAGAAAGACTTGAAAGCATTGTTTGTAAATCTGGTCTTGCTTGTGGTTGCTCTAGCATTGGAGAACCTCCTGCTGGCGAGCCAGCGGGAGCAGGGGACATTTGCTCAACCGCATTAGTTGGTGCACCAGCAGGAGGAACTTGCTGCTGCGGAGCAAAGGTTTCTTCTATCGCGTCCTCTAATGCTTGTCCCTTTTGACGAGCCTTTATTACCGCAGCAATCTTACGAACCACCTCTGAAGCATCCTGACCTTGAGTAGCCATTTGTGGAATTGCTTGTGTGTACGCCGTAAGTGAACCAAGGAGTGCTGAACGCATCTCTTCAATTTCAATCTTTTCTAATTCTTGTGTAACGTTAACAGTAAATGGTAGTTCTCTCATAGCCATATCTCGGCTGATGAGTTTTCCTCCAAGTGCTTGAAGCATAAAGATAAGACCTTGTGCTGGGTTAAGACCAGCAAGCATGCCATAGCGAACATCAGCAGAATAATCGCCCTTGATGTCTTTAGTTGGCTTATAAGTAATTTCATAAGGTGAACCAGAATCTACTCCACGAATTGTTTTTTCTTCTGGATAAAGTAATTCATCTACATTAAAGCAAAGGCTAATAATGTCCCGAAGAGTTGCAGCAAAAATTGCTTGTGCAGATTTAACTTGTGTATCAAAGGCTCCCATAAGAGCCTGTACTCCCTGACCAGTAACAATAGAAGCATCTATGTTTCCAGTACGAGATTCAGGATAGCGTGAACCAACACGCAGTTCTTGATTAAGGATTTCTTGTTCTGTAAAAGCACCTGGCGGAATGTTAAGTTCTACACGGCGTACACCTGCTGGGTTGGCTGTACGGATAACCGCATCTCCACCAAGCATAAGTTCTTGTACATCTTGTGGAAGTACGATGGGTGCTTGAACAGACTTTTCTGCTGCTTCCATTGCAAGTAATGCAAATCTGTTGCGCAGTAATTGAATACCAAGTACGTCATCAAACTGTCCACGCATTTCACCATCAATAGATGGCTTACGTGCAACAACAACCATCATCTTGCCAAGTGGGTTTGCCGCTTGAGAAAGAACTAGATTGTTTCTACGTGGTACATAAATTATAGATTGGTCTTTATCGTAATAACGAACCATCTCAATTTGTGCATTAAGGTCTTGGTTATAACCATCTTCACCAAGAAGTTCTCTATCATACTCTGGGAACTGAGATACCAGTTCACCAAGTGTTAGAGAATATCTCTTAGCAAATGCCACACAACGTCCATAGCGGTCAAACTCTGGGTAAGCCCCAATAGGATTTTCTATGCGAATACGTGGCAGTTTTGCTTCATCGTCTAATTCAATAATGAAAGGGACGAATCCATATGTAAGATACCAGTCAGCACCTGAGTACATTTGTACTGCTAGGTCTGAGTGCTGGAAGTAGTTAGAGGCAATACGAGTACGCTTGTCAGCAAAACTACGAGCACGGTCAGATACTTGGTTGGCTGCAGAACAGTTAACTGCTGGAAGCGGAGCCATAACTTCAGATAGGTCACGTGCAACAATGTCAATAAAGTTTGCTACTACGTTGGCATCTACGCCTTCTGGAAAAAAGTTAGGATATACCTGAGAAATGTTTCCTTTACGGACTGCAAGTACGTCAAGATTACGCGCATCACGTTCGTGATTACGGTAACGAAGGGAATCAACCCGTGCCGTTACTTGCTCTATTGTTAATGCCATTGTTGTCCTAACGATTGATTAAAAATTACTTAGACTTGCGCTTTACTGGAACCTTAGGTGTTTTAAATGGTCCTGTTCCTTTATTTTGTTCTTTATACTTTTTGTAATCTTTTTTAGAACTTGGAGCCATTTTATCGGTTACTTTTTTAATATTTCGTGGCTTAACTTTTTTAGTACCAGAATTTTCAACTACTTCTTTTAGTTTACCTTTTTTATATTCATAACCAAATGCTCCACCACTACGATAATCTGCAATTTCATTAAGTCGATTAATTCGACTTTCTACTTTAGCCTTACCTTTTGAAGTCGCTTTTACTGCTGCTCTCTTTGCTGATTCTTTTGCAAGTTTTTTTGCTGCTAATTTTGCTGCAGAAGCAACTGCTATTCCTACTAATGGTGCTACCATTTTAATTCCTATCCATATGTTTCGTGCCATTGGTCTGCAAAGGCATCATCTAGGTTGATTGAGTATCTATTATTTATCTGTGCTTTAGTAGCCCAACGATTGTTGGCATACATAGATGTATGACTATTAGACTGCATAAGTTCGCGGATGCGAATGACTGCAAACCACAGTGCCATAACAGTATCTGTTTTGCCTTTAGTATTTGGCTTCCAGGTCAACAGTTGTTGAGTAAGAGCCTTTATACCTTCACTGCCCTCAGAAGAAGGTAGTTCTATAATGTTGTTCTTTTGGAACTTTTCTTCTCGGATTGTGCCAAATAGGTTAGACATTGACGCAACGCCGAAGGATGTGTCCCACTTGTTTTTGCCTGTAAAGTGAGCATCAAGGCGTACGCCGTATCCAGCAAGCCAGTTTCGTAACTCGTCATCAAGGGAGTAGGCTTTTTGGTGGGCGTTGATTTCAACTCTAAACTCTTGCGGTTTATATTTAATAACCAGTTCTTCAATTGTCGCCCTAATCTTTTGTGGAGTTGGCTCCGTCATGTTAATACAATCGTTAACGTAAATCTTGCCGTCTGCACGGTTGTAAGTACAAATTACAAATGCAGCGTTACCTGCCATAGCAGGGTCAAAGCCAACTACAATGTGAGGTTCTACTTGAGAAGGATGTCCAGCAGCACCAGGCTTTAGTGGACCTCGCTTGCGCATCCCGTTAGTTGACCCTTGCACCAACACGGGTGGGAAGATTGAATCCTCTTGTATATCCTCTTGCTGGTATACGAGTGCCCAAGTTGAGGGTGTGACTTCCGAGCGACGTCTAAATAAGGCTTGCCCGTCCCACTTGGGATAGAAGCCGTTTTCCTGAGGAGTGTCATCATCGCCATCCCACGGGACGTCCGACTCTTTCCAAAGAGTAACCCAATCTTGCGGTTTTTCTGAATACTCCAATACAGCAGGCATGCCCATATAAGTAAACGGAGTCTTGCCACCTGACCAATGCTTCGGATTGCGAAGTTCTTTATATAAATCATTTGATGCAATTCGTGTCCCAACGACTAGCAATTTACCATTCTTACCCAAACGGGTAATAACTTCTTTCTGCAGCCAGTTAATCTGCTGTTCCCACTCATGAGCATTGGCTGTAGTTATACAGTCATCCAGAATAATTAGGTCAGCACGTGCACCGTAAATCTGACCACCCATACCTAACGCTTGGAGAGTCGGGTCTTTTTCACTTGAGTTACGCGCATCGCCCCCAAGATAGACAGTATCGGTGCGCCAAGTATCTGCGTCCTGCTTCCAGCCGCCCTCTGGACCATATGCGGTCTGCAGTTTGAGCCAGCGTGGATGGGACAATCGTTGCTTTATAGCGTATACGAACTCTCGCGCCTTATTCAATGTCTTTGATACCACAATGATGCGGATGTTAGGATTGAGGGCAATGCGGTAAGTTGAATAGTTCACCGTGATAACGGTGGACTTAGCGTGCTCAGGGGGCACATTAACCAGTAAGCGGTTTGACTCCCCTGGCTCATAAATCATACTAGGGTGTAACCACGAAGGTTCTTGCCCCTCAAGTAGGTCAACCCAATCTTGGTGATGTGGAAATACAGTTTGGTCTAAAAACAACTTTGAGAAGTCCTTAAAGGGAATTGACTCCTTCTCCATACCAAGGCTGGCAAAAGATTTCTTCTCCGCGTCATCGCGGGCTTCCTCTAAGGAGCGAGCAAATGCTGGGTCGCGCATCATCCAGATTCTGGCGGTGTCTGGCTTCTTGCCTGCCTTAACCATTGCCGCCTGAAGAGACATTCCTGCCCTAACGGATTCTAGCACCTGCTCTTTGGCAACGGCTACACCCTTGGCGGCGAAGTGTTCCCCACCCTTTTGAAAACCACCTTTTGTCGCCACGTACATCCCCTAACAGTTTATAGGCAGACTACGCCCATCCTACAGATAGTATTTTGTACAGTTGTTTGTACAGCATCTGAGCAAGGCTATAAAAGACTTGCGAAGATATTTACTGTTCTATATATACTTAATCCGTTCAAACAGTCTAAACGAACATATTCTACAAAACTATTATAAAAGTGCAGGTCAGACAGTATATTCCCCCTGTAACTATACTGACAGAAATATGTAGGTAGAGATACTGTAATATAACTGGTGCTGTATTAAACAGTCTGGGGTCATACTGACCCTGTAGACTGTTTAATTGTGGTACAGATAGCAGTATGCTGGTGTAACAGTTACGGTAGTCTATCTGCTGGCATGACTGCGGGACACAGTACTGTTCTGCATAAATGCCAGCATCTACCTGTGGCTGTGACTAAGACATGCCCATGCTGGGGTCTTGCCAGCACAGAGCCATGACCTGTAGTCGGCATGCAAGCATGCCGATTCGCAGGCTCATGCTCTTGGCTCTCCAATCAGCAGAAGGCTCGGTGCCTTCTGATGTATTGGCTTAGGCTCAAGCACACCGAGTGTGCAAGTAGCAAGGCTGTCATGTTCAACGCTTCGAATGTCGAACTTAGTGAAGCGCTCCTTGCCATGGCTCGCGGAACATAAGGGCTACCTCGGCATTGCCGTTGTCCAATCATGGTGTCCGCCAATTTCCTTGTGAGACTGTTCGCTCCGTTGCATGGGTAGAGTATTCGTCTTTGTGACCTCTTTCTACTATGGGTTTTCTGCGTGCTGCGGTGCTGCTACATGCAATCTGGCAGAGAACCTGCTGGTGTCAACCCCGCCGCGTCGTTCCTAGCGTCAGGGTCGGCGCTAGCGCCTTGACACTGGCGCAGAACCCCTGCCCTCATGCATTCTGCGCAACCGCGCAACTTGAAAACTCCAAAGTGAAAGAAGGTCCACAATGTCCGAACACATCTACTCCATTCACGGGGCTGAACTGGTCTCACTGAAAATAGGCGTCGCCAAGAATGGCAACGCTTATGCCAGCGGCATCCTGAATGTTCGCGATGCGAATGGCAAGTTCGAAGCATCACATAAGTTCTTGTCATTCGATGCAGTTGACGCATTCCGCATCTTGCAACTGCACTACTTCGGTGAGCAATCACCTAATCCTGATACATCAGGCGGTGACCTCGCCTTCGCAGATGGTGAGCCTGAGAGCACCGAGACCCGCGAACGAACAGTTGCCAAGGCAACTGTTCGCCCACAGGTTGATGTCTCTGGCTGGTTCAAGACCAGCAAGATGGGCAATGCTTGGGTCACATCCTACATGGTAGAGGCTGTGCAATAAGCAGAACAGAAAAACCCTCTCCTTCGGAGAGGGTTTTTTTGTGCCCGCAGTTTGTGATGTGGGTTGAGGTGAGGGTTTGTATTATCGGTAAATCACCGATAAGTACTAGAGAAAGGTAAGTGCTATGAAATGTGTTGTATGTTTGTTTAAAGTTGATATGTTAACTGCGTTTGAGCGTGGCTTAACTAATGAAGTATGCCGTAGCCACAAGTGGCATGAGCATACTTTGGGAGATGGGCATGCAATCGTTGCATGTTCTGAGTGTGGAGTGGATGAAGAAAGGATGTGGAAATAAAATGGATAATCATTATGTAGTTGTTGATTGTCGTATGTGTCAGAAATGGTACTACATTTCTGCTACGCCTGAGCAACAAGAGGAGATGGATAAGCCTCGTTCTGAGCGTAAGTTTATGCAGGATATATTCCCTGAACTGCCTATTGAGGACAGGGAATTACTAATTAGTGGTACTTGTGGTACCTGCTGGGATAAGTTATTCCCTAAAGAAACAGAGGAGCATGACGAGTTCGTCGATGCAGAGTTCCATCTGACGAGTGATAAAAAGGAGGAAGAATAAGATGATAGATAGTATCAAAGGTACATTCCTATCTAACTTCTGGGAATGTAGTGTAGTGTATGAAGGTATGCACTATAGGAACGCAGAGGCTGCGTTCCAAGCGCAGAAGTGTACTAATCCTACCGATAAGTACAGGTTTATATCAGCGAATGGTGCTGAAGCCAAGGCTATGGGTAAGAAGGTAGACCTGCGTGAGGATTGGGATGCTGTAAAACTAGACGTTATGTATAAAGTCTTACAGCATAAGTTTGCGCAGAACCCTGAGTTATACAACCAGTTGAAGGATACAGGTACGGAAGAAATAGTTGAAGGTAACTGGTGGTATGACAAGTATTGGGGTGTGTGCAATGGTGAAGGACTGAATCACTTAGGCAAGTTGCTTATGTGGATTAGGGATAATGAATAATGTTTCATTCATCCGCTGAGCAAAGCGCCAGCGGATTCATTCAATAAAGGAGAGAAAGATGTACGACTATACAGATGACAATCTAACAATAAGTAATAGTTGCTATTCTTGCATGCTTCTGGATGCTATATGCCAGGAGTGTGAGGATAGCAAAGATGCTAAGTTAACAGACCGTGCTTGGGAGATAGTAGATGAGGGTAACCTGCAATACAAGTTGACCTTGTCTTATAATCAGGCTATGCCTAGTGGTCATGACTGGACAGAAAGAGATGGTGAGTTCAAGCCACCTATTGTACAGTTAGTTGATGGTATGAATGAGGAGTTGGCTATGCATCTTGGTTCTTTATGGGAACTAGATGATAGCCGTCAACGTCAACGTGAGGTTGAGTGTCAATGGTGTCACATATTAACACCTAAAGTTTTCAATGACTGTCAATCATGTGATGGTGCATTGGAACACAACGTACGTTAAGTATGTTGTGACTGCTTAGCCCGCTACGCCTACTGCTAGCGGGTCTAAGCAGGTTCGTTAACAACTAATCAATCAAAGAGAGAGATAAAAACAAATGGAAAATACAGTTAAACTAACAGGTAAAATCAAGAACATCAAGCAATTCTCAGGTAGCAAGGGAACCCTTGTTACAGGATGGTTTGACCAGCGTGAAATCAGTACCTTCAGTAATGGTGGTGCTGACCGTGAAGTATACGTAGTTGGAGTAAACATTGTAGCACTAGATAATTCTACAGTAGCAGATATCCTTGGACTATCACGTGCAGGTACAGAACAAACAGACTTGGTTACACTATCAGGTCGTTTGATTACACGCTTTGACCGCCGACAGGATATTCCTGAAAGCCAACGCCGTGCACCACAACTTCAGTTCGAAGTACATTCAGTAGAGGTTAAGTAATTAGAAACAGGTGGCTGGTCTACTATGCCAGCCACCTGTTTTTTTATATAGTAAAGTAATCACATAACCGATAGTTACTAGAACAAAGGAGAATATTATGTATTTATCTATGTCTGAAGTGCTAGGTATGTCTATCGCCCTAGCAACAGCAATCATATTAATAATTGTAACTACGATTGCTAACTACAAACTACAACAGAATAATAAATTCCTACGCACAAGGCTTCGCCGTACTCGTGAACACTACGAGAGGACAACAGGAATCCGTCGATGATGAATCTAAAAACAAGCATAGGAAAACTGCAAGTATCTACAGTAGCATTGCCTTTTGCCCATGGCTTAGACCTATATGAAACTATGGTCTTTGATGAGCATGATGCAGAGGTGCCAGAGTTTACACGCAGATACCAATCATATGATGAAGCAGAAGCAGGTCATCATAACACAGCAGATGTAATAGAATCTACCATAAGGGAGAAACTACTATGACAGAACCAAGACAAGAGGACGATATAGCATTAGGTAAAAACCAGGAGTGTGATGATTGCGATTACTTTATCTGGGAATGTATATGCAATGTGCCAGACGAACCGTTTGATGTAATCTATGCTGACTAGTATCGTTAAGAAATACTTTGCAAGCATAAGCATTGCAATCCTAACGCTGGCTAGCCTTATTGGTATCCACAGTAAACATTTAGCAGAGCAGCAAAACTATGACCCTAAGTGTGTAGAGTTTGGTCCTACTATCTGGAGCAAGCAACGCGCTAAAGCATACGCTCTTGCATACATGAAGGTGCATCACCCAACATGGACTAGAGCAGAATGGCGCTCACTAAATAAACTATGGGGTAAAGAGTCTGCATGGAATATGCATGCAGATAACCCTGAGTCTAGTGCTTATGGTATTGCGCAAGTCTTGAACACAAAACCTGGCACTCCAGCCCCTCTCCAGATTGAGAAGGGGCTGTCGTATATTGTTCATCGTTACGATAAGCCATCAATTGCATGGTCACATTGGAGGAAAAATGGATGGTACTAACATCTATAGCGTATGTATAGTGTTCAATGTCGAAGCATCGAATGATGAAGAGGCATTAAGAACGATAGCAGATGCACTACCCCGTAATCGCAACAACATGTCGTGGTCATGGGTATACACAACACTAACAGAAGGAGAGAGAATATGACACAGACAATGACAATGAGTGACCGACTCGTAGAGTTGGGTGATTTAGTAAGCAACGAGGATGTAACAATCCAGCGTGCTGGAGCAGAAATGATTGAGCATTTCTTTGAGACGCACAAGCAAGGAGACAATGTAGATGAGGCTACAGTAGCCCAACTACTCTTCTACTTAACAGACATTCAAGTGCGTGACTATGCGCTAGGTCTACTAGATATAACACAGTATAGATTCGAGGAAGCACTACAGTTCTTGCTTGAGTCAGCACCAACAGATACTATCTACATCAGTGGACCAGCATGCTTGCTTGCTGCATTGCAGTATGAGCAGGGCAACACAGCAGATGCATTCCTTACATTAACAAATGCACAGCCAGACTACTCACTCAATAGACTATTGCAGCGTGTATTCCGGGCAAGTTGGGAACGCAATGGCTTTGCCAAGATGCGCGCCGAACTACATCCACAGGTAACAGCAGGTATCTTTGGAGATAGTACTGATGAGTAACAATACTCTAAAAATACGAGCACAAGCAGCAAGTTATGCTAAGACATTCCTTGCTAACAAATACCGCGATGAGTATGACGAACTGTATCGGGCATACTTAGTAAACCGTGGCGTTACTACTCGAACAAGCAGGAATATGGTAGACGAAAGAAAACTAACAACAGAAGGAGAGAACAATGCTGCAAGTAAGTGAAGAATATAATAACAAATCAGTGGCTAAACTAAACAAGCAGGCTTGGGTAAAGGCTGGCACTGCAGTTAATGCTGGCTCTGCATCAGAGGCTGCACGACAGGCTGGTCTTGATTGGAATGTAATGCTTGCAGATATGCAGGCATATGTTTCTAATGAGGTCAATGCATACGAGACAGTAACAGATTACTATCCCGTACCTAAGAAACAAGCAGTAATCAAACTTGGCAAAGACAATACCAATGAAGTTATTGGTGTAGTTGGTGACAAGTACAAGGTAGTGCAAAACATGGAAGTATTTAGTGCGCTAGATACACTGGTAGATTCAGGTGATGCACGCTATACAGCAGCAGGTGAATACAATAACGGTGCTAACATCTGGATGGTTATGGAACTACCTATAGGTGTACAAGTAGCCAATGACCCACATGCTGCGTTCTTACTAGTCCAATCATCACATGATGGTTCATGTGCAGTACGTATCCGCCCTATCATTGAGCGTTTGTATTGCATGAATCAAATCAACCGCATCATTAAGGGTAAACATAAAAATGATTACACTTATACCATGAAGCACACTACTAACTCTGAGTTGTCAGTCAATGACATTCGCAACATCACTCAGTTAACTTATGATTCTATTCAACAGTATGAAACAATAGCAGGTACGCTATTAGAACGTAAGGTTGATGAGCGTCAGGTACGTAACATCTTTAAGTCTATCTGGGCATTGCCTTCAGAAGTTGAAGATGCACCTGACCATTTGTTATCACAAGGTCAACGTCGTCAACGTACCATTGCACTTAATGGTCGTGACTCTGCATGGAATATCTATAGCCAATCACCTACACAAGAAAACATTAGAGGCACAGCCTTTGGTGTATGGCAAGCAGTCATTGAACACGCAGACCATTATGGTTCTGGTGGCGCTGACCGCCGTGCAGTCGCCACCATTAGTGGACGCAATGACCGCATCAAAGATAAAGCACTAGACCTAGTGCTTACAGTATAGATTTACCTAGCATGGGTAAACGCAGAACTTATATGATTAATCTTTTCTTATATAAGGGACATCCCATTGGGTTGCTCCGCCAATGGCGAACACGGAGCACACACAAACAACGAGAGGGAAACATGAACACAATCACAATCAACACAACAAATGACGACGGTACTACACAATCAGCGGTAACATATACAGAAGCAGAAGTTCTGCATTTTAAAAAGAGAACGCAGGATATAGATGCAATCCAACAAGTCAACGACAATCAGCGCAAAGAAATGCGTGAGTTACGTAACGCTGTCCGTGATTTCTTCAGTGAAGGTGAATGGAATGACGGTGAGCAGACAGTCAACAAGTCTGAAGTTAATGAGTTACTCGACGCTATCGGCTGCGCAAAACTTACAACCAAGTATCGTGGAACATTTACAATCACAGGTACATTTGAAATAGATGTAGAAGATGAAGATGAGATTGACAATGTTATCAGTGAGAACATGTCAGTCGATTGCTATGCTGCAGATATAGATGTAGATACAATTGAAGTGCTTGATGTAGAAGAAAGAGACTAATGCAAACACCAGTAATTACTCAAGCAATCTTTAATGAAGGCGCTGAGTATTTCTTAGTAGAGATACGAGCCGATGGAAAAATATCTCTCAAGCGTAAGGTAGATGGTTGGGGAGATATCTGGTCCTTGCCTCTTGATGAAGGACCATACTAAATGAGTAGTGCATACGTACCATACAACGGTACTGCTGGCTGGTCAGGCACAGATACTAGTAAAGAGAGAGCACTAGTAAATCTGCGCACTGGCAAGGAATATAACAACCAGCAAAAAGCGTTAGCCTATATAAAACAAGCAGGCAGTCAAGGCTTAACCTGGAAAGAGTTAAGCCAACTAACAGAGATGCATCATGGCACTGCTAGTGGCGTGCTATCGGTCTTGCATAAATCTGGTGCTATACTTAGAACAACAAGAGTACGAGACAGATGCAAGATATATATGGACATTATGTTTACTGATAAAGTTATGCATGAACTATATATAGAAAAGAAAAAACTGTGTCCGCATTGCGGCAATGACGTCAATGCATAAGCCGTTCCTTATGCTATGATGGGACAGTCAGATGGGCGGTAGGTTTTGGCTCTCTCCTTGTCCTACCCCCACTGACATCTAATCAAAGGAGAAACATGGCAGAGTTAGAGATACCTAGAGATAGGTACGGCAGACCAATGGTCGTGCCACCTAAAGGTGGTAAGCCAGTACCATACACACGTACTACTACAGTCGCAGGTTCATTAGATGATGGCACTGCATTAGTAGCATGGAAGTTACGAATGGCAGCAGCAGGTTTAACATTGCGACCCGACCTGTTGCTTGCTGCATCAGCACAACGTGACAACAAGTTGGAGATGGACAAGTTAGTTGAAGATGCAATGGAAGCAGCAGGTGCTACCAAGCAGGCTACAATTGGCACAGCCATACATACACTGACAGAAAAACATGATAGAGGTCAGGACTTAGGTGTCATACCAGAGGATTATGTTGCAGACATACAAGCGTATGCTGATGCAACTAAAAACTTTGAGAATGTAAACATCGAACAGTTCTGCGTTTTGGATAAATACAAGATAGCAGGTACGCCTGACCGCATAGTTAAATACAAAGGTGAACTGTTTATCTCTGACTTAAAAACTGGTAGCATTTCTTATCCTAATAAGATAGCAATGCAGTTAGCAGTTTACGCACACGGCTTGCCGTATGACCCTGCTACGGCAACCCGTGGCAGTTGGGGTGATGTGAATCAAGATAGAGGAATCATCGTCCACCTACCAGCAGGTTCAGGTAAATGCGAATTACATTTCGTTGATATCAAAGAAGGTTGGAAGGGTATACAACTAGCGATGAAGGTTAGAGCCTTCAGAGACACTAAGAAAAATCTAGTCACATCAATCAAGGAGTAGTATGTCATCAACAGAAGCACCTATTAGCATTACCGCTAAGACAGCAGCAGGTACATTAGTTACTCTGCGTGCAGAAACAGCAGAAGACTTGGGCAACTTAGTTGCACAAGGTATCTTTGCAATTGCAGATGCAGTTAAAGAGATTGAAACTAATGTACGTGGAGCAGGCAATGCTGCAGTACCACCATCACCAGTAGTTGGCATGATTGCTAACACACTAGGTGGCACAGTAATTAGTGAAACACCAGCACCTATGGGTAGTGGAACAGGTCAGCGTATGTGTCCTCACGGAACAATGACACGTATACACGGACTAACAGGTAAGTTTGGTCCATACAAGGGTCACTTCTGTCCAGCACAGCAAGGCGACCCAACTAAGTGCACAACCCAGTACATTAAGCAGAATCAACCTGAGTGGAACTCATTCCAACCAGATAGTACAAAGGGATAAATGAAAACATTACGCCGTAGTATCGGCAAGCCAGAGGTGGGGGGAGAACCATTACCCCCACCTTTTCAGGCTTTCCAGCGAGAAGGAATCATTCTGCGTAGAGCAGAAGTAACCGTCATAGCAGGTACTCCAGGCGCAGGTAAGTCATCTATTGCATTGCATATCGCAGCAAGACTAAAACAACCAACATTATATTTCTCTGCTGATACCAATGCACATACAATGGCAATGCGTTTGCTTGCTATGAAGGCTAAGATAACTCAGGCACATGCTGAGTATATGCTCAAGACAGACCCATACAAAGCAGAAGCACTCCTTCGGGAGTTCAGTAATCTTTACTGGTCGTTTGAGCCTAGCCCTACCCTTAAGGATTTAGATGAAGAAGTATCTGCATTTGAAACCATGTGGGGTAGAAGCCCAACTCTTATAGTTGTAGATAACCTTATGGATATTGCAATTGATGGGCATGAAGAGTTTGCTGGTATGCGTCAAGTTATGAAAGAGTTAAAGTATCTTGCACGTGATACCAATGCAGCAGTACTAGTGTTACACCATACGCAGGAGAGTGCACCAGGTTATCCGTGTCAGCCACGCTCAGCGTTGCAAGGCAAGGTCGCACAGATTCCTGCTATGGTGTTAACTGTGGGTCAGATGATGCAGGGGCAAGATGCATACTTGTGTGTAGCCGCTGTTAAGAATCGCTATGGTAAAGCAGACCACACAGGTGCTACGTATCTTTCATTATCATTTGAGCCTGGCTCTATGTATCTTGAGGATGTAGTGCGTGACTATAGACAACCAGAAATGACAGTATGATTGAAGTTAAGTTTGTATACACTGGTTACATAAACATAGCAGACACAGAAGATGACGTTATGGAAGCGGCTATCGAACATGTACGAGATGAATATAGCAGTCAAATAGCCGACTATGCAGATTTCGATATAGTAGGAGAAAAAAATAATGAGTAAGACTTACTACAAACCATATACAATTGGTGAATTAGTAACTTCAATATGGGAAGAAAATGATTCTCATTTTGAAGAGATGGAAAAAGTAGGAGGAGATTGCGATTGCAGTCTTCATATTGCAGTTACTATTATTATGAAATACTGGGGAGAATAATGAGTAACGCAGCCAAGGCTAAAGGTTCTGGAGCAGAGCGAGATGTGGTTGCATATCTCAAAGAGAATGGCTTTCAGTATGCCGATAGACGATTGGCTGGTGCTACGCTAGATAAAGGTGACATCTCAGGTATACCTGGAGTTACAATTGAAATCAAAAACCACGCGACAATGAAGTTGTCAGAGTGGACAGAAGAGTTGATAGTTGAGATGGCTAACGACAAAGCATGGACAGGCGTGGTGTGGCACAAGCGCAAGGGTAGGGGAAGTCCTGGCGATTGGTACTGCACCATGCCTGCTCATATATGGGTAGACTTACTAAGGAGAGCACTTGGAGAAGCCAAGCATTGAAGAATACCTTCATTACATAGGCGCAGCCGTGCCTTCTATGGGCAACGGCTGGCGCAAAATGAAGTGTCCGTTTCATGTAGACACACATGCAAGCGCAGCAGTTAACTTTGATAAAAATGCTTTTGTTTGCCACGGATGTGGCGTTAAGGGTGATACGTTCTCTCTAATTATGTATAAGGAAGGTGGCGATTATCGTGAGGCTGTCAAATTCGCAGCGTCAGTTCTTGCTTCAGGCAACACAGAGGTACGCAGGAACGATAGAACTAGCAACAGAGTATCTGTCAAGCCGTCATCTCTCGGTAGAAGAGGCAAGCATATTTCATCTGGGAGTGGTCGTAGACCCTCTACCAGGGCATGAGCCTTACAAGGGCAGATTAGCAATTCCATACATCACACCATCAGGTGTAGTTGATATACGATTCCGTGCTATGCATAACGAAGACCCTAAGTATATGGGATAAGTTGGTGCTAAGACTACAATGTTTAATACCAAGGCTTGCTTTGTAGCAGACAAATACATTTGCGTAACCGAAGGCGAGTTTGATTGTATTATGATGGGTGTCAAGACTCAACATCCAACCATTGG